TTATCTCACTCCGGTAAAGTCAACATAATTATCGTGTCCATCCAGGTATCCGCTCAGCACATTCCCTCGAATCCAGACATCGTCGAGATAAGAGACATCACCGGGACCATATACCATCCGAAGGGAGTATTGCGAACGGTCCTCCCAATTCCAGGTAAAGGAGTACACCGATTCGGAATAACGTCCGTTGGGATATTCCACCCGGATATAATCTTCTCCATGGCGATCGAGATAAAAATTCAGTTCCTGATAGCAATAGTTCCCGTCGGCATCATAAAACGTATCTGCCCAGGGACGACTGCAAAGATCAAGGGATTTATTATAGTACGAACCACCGATATTGTCATCATCATAAAAGTCATCGATCTCAATCTCACAAGAAGTAAGATTTATCATTGCCACTGCCAGCAGAAACAATTTTAAGTATTTAAAAGTTAAAGTCTTCATATCGTATAGTTTTTAGTTATATCAGTTTGATGTGAACAAAAGTAGGGAAAGAAATGATTTGCATGAAAAGAAAAAACCTACATCTGCAGAGGGAATCGCCTAAATAAAAGAGGGAAACAGGACAAAGAAGGCAGAAAGCTCTAAAAAGGACATATCAAATGTTAACAAGAAAAACAGATTTGCTAAATAACGTTACAAAATTACGATTTATACCCGGATAATTTGCCGATATTCTCCAAATCCGTATATTTGCAATGTGTTTTTCATAGTATTAGATTTAAGGTTAACAAAGATTGGTTGCTCGTGAGAGTAGCCTTTTTTTATGCCCTTTCCTCCGGATCAGCTTCAGACTATCCTGACCACCCTCCCCCTCCTTCTGTACACTACTGTTTCATAAGAATTTAAGAACATCTTCCTGCTAAAAGGTGTTTGTAGAAAGAAATCCCCATTTATACTTCTCCGAATGACGACAACGGGTATGGATGGAAAAGCGACTGTCATCTTACATAATTATGAAGATAAAAAGTATCCGGCCGCATTGCATGGTAACAGGCTGTGGTTACGGCCTTATGAAGCCATTGCCTGGAAGCTTACTTAGTGTAAATCTACTCTTGACGCCTCCCCTTGTTGTATTACAGGATTTCGTCAGGAACGGACCGTCAATTTATTCATGATCCTTGGGAACAGAACCGCAAAGATGACTGTACAACAAATGGCTGCCGCAGCATCCGATATTGCTTCGGCAGCATATACCCCCATCACTCCCATCAGGTATGGAAGCATAAGAGCCAGGGGAATCAACAGGATCACCTTACGAAGTAATGCAATAAAGATAGAAACCTTGGCCTGCCCCAATGCGACAAACATATTCTGGCAAGCACGCTGCAACCCGAAAATAGTCATCCCCGCCAAAAAGACAGGCATCACCTGTACTACGGTTTCTATCAACTTTTCGTCAGAAGTAAAGGCCGAAGCAATCACAGAGGGAAACAAAATCATCAGCAGGATCAAAACGAGATTGAACAGAAACATAAAGGTCATCACTATTTTGAAGCATTCCTTCACTCTTTCTCGGTTTCCATGACCATAATTATAACTTACGATGGGTACGAATCCCAATGCGAAACCGGCAAGGGGAACACTGACAAAAAGCATGGCACTCTGCATGATTGTCAATGCACTCACATAGATATCACCGAATGTCTTCAATGAACCGTTCAGCACAAATCCTACCAAGCTTTCGGTACTTGCCATAATAAACGGTGAGGCTCCCAACGCCAATATAGCTCCAACAACCTTCCGGTCCAGCCTCATATAACGAGGCTCGAGCCGCAAAGAAGCACGCCGGGATGTCAGAAAGAACAATACCCAGCCAGCACTGCAAGCCTGCGAAATAATAGTGGCAAGCGCAGCTCCTTTCACTCCCCAATCAAAGACAAAAATAAACAGAGGATCGAGCAAGATATTAAGCAACGCTCCAATAACAATCGACAGCATAGCGATGCCGGGACGTCCCTGTGTATTAATAAAAGTATTCAACCCGACAGAGACTTCGACAAAAAGGGTACCGATAAGATAAATCGAAAGATAAGCCGTTGCGTACCCGAGCGTCTGTTCCGAAGCACCGGTAAACAAAAGAATCGGTTCCATAAACAAATAAGATAAGCCGGACGTCAGAAGTGTAAAAAACAGCAATAACACGAAGCCATTACCCAATATTTTTCCGGCATGGGTACGGTTGCCCTGCCCTAACGCTATGGCTGCAAGAGGCGCACCTCCCCCGGCCACAATAGCCGAAAAAGCTGAAATCAAAATAATCAGAGAACCTGCCACCCCGATACCTGCAAGTGCTTGAGTACCGATTCCCGGGATATGCCCGATATAGATGCGGTCCACAATATTATAGAGCAAATTTACGATTTGTGCAATTACCGCAGGAAGTGCCATCCTGAACACAAGTGGCAACATACGGTCCGTACCAAGCCTCTCTTCATATTTATCATTCATAACCAAGATGCAATAAAAAAGCCTTTTACGCTATCGTAAAAGGCTAATTATCAGATAGTAGTGGGTACGAGAATCGAACTCGTATTACATGCGTGAGAGGCATAAAAATATGCCATACTACAATCTAATAATCAGCAGTTTATAAATCAGTTTAATTTTGTTTGCACTAAATTTGCACTATTCATCCTATCTCCCCCACTCTTTCTCTTCTGGTTAGTGCTACCTTTTTGAATCCTCTCCGGCATAATAATAAAAGCAATATTATGACCGATGAAGAACTAAGAAAATTTTGTTTAGAGCAAGCTGTTTTAATTTCAATCAATAAGAAACCGCTAAACGAATTTGGACGTATATCTGAATCAATTTCATTATTTGATTTGTCTAATATGATTTTTCAATATATCAAATCGGGTGCAAAACCGATAGCGAAAATTAGCTTCCCTATTGGGGATATCGACTAATTTATTTTTCATATTGGGATGGATAATAATTGTGATATTTATTCTATTAATATTTTATCTAAATTTATATCATATTCTTTTAAAAGCTTGTTATATACCTTATCTAATAAAGGAGCCTCCATTATTTTTTTTAATTTATCTCCTGTGATATTTATAAAGCTTCCATTCATGTATTGAATATTTATGGAAACAGGGATGAACTTGTCTATTGTATGGTTATACCAAGTGTTTTCCCAAGTATATCCTGCTACTTCGCCTTCTTCTATAGGGCCTACTCCCTTTCTTGTTGTTTGCGAATAGCGTCCAATAGAGCAATAGCATTTGTCTTTTACCGCATTAATGGGATATCCTGTAACGGATATATATTTAATAGTTTTTGGAGATATATTCTTTAATCTAAAAAACAAACTTGTACCCCCAGCGCTATTAGGGGTATCTGTATACAAATATTCTACCTCAATTGGCATTCCTGCTTTTACGAGGGCTTTTTTCTCTTCTGAATACATCTTCATTATAGCAAATGCTCGCGCTCTCTTTTCTTTCTCTATGCTGTCTCTTTTTTCTTGTGCTATACGATCTTTGATTTTATTAATATTGGCTATTGAATCAGTTAACTTCTTTTGCTTCATAGACTCTTTCTCCTGTTGTTCCTTTTGGATAGAGTCTCTTCTGTTTGCAGAATCTACTTCTATTTGTTCTAATCGAGCAACTCCATCGGGATTGATATTATTTTTGTGCAAATAATATTGCTCGCACTCAAATGAAACAATGTAAAAATTCGGAGGATTATTAGATTTTCGCAATAATATAATTGGTTTTCCATTATCTACCTTTTTCTTTTTATTGAATCCGTTTTTATTATATTCTTGAAATAAAAAGCATCTTTCTTTTGTAGTTGTAGCTACTTGGCATAAGGCAGGAAGCGCAAAACATACAATTGATATGAACAATAGCATTTTTTTCATATTGTTTAGTTATCGGTTATTTACAAAATATTCTTAATTGATAATATGTTTTCTACAATAAAAAGATGAATAATTTCTCGCTTTGGCAAATCTATATCATCATAGTCTGGATTCTCGCTACGAAGCAGGATTAAAGTATCAGAATCTTTGGGATGTCTACGCACTCTCTTTATAAATCTATATTCGTTCGTTATGATTAAATATACTTGACCGTAGTTGAAGTAATCCCAACTTTCAATTTTTCTAATTACCACCCTATCACCCGAAGCGATTAAAGGCAACATGCTGTCGCCTGTGGCGAATATTATTTTTGAATCTGGGTTGATTTCCGGCGCATCTATACTACCTATCACTTTTTCGTCTGTAAATTCTATATCCCTGCCATTTAAGCCGCATGTAGCGTCTATGTCGTATATTAATGCCCCTTTTCTTTGGTTTGCCACGATGGAAGAATCAGGAATTTCAATTGTTTTGCTTTTCCTTTCTTCGCTTATAAGCATCTCACCTACGCCTGTTTTTAACCAAGCCGCATTTAAAACAGGGTATTTCTCTGATATTTTATCTATCGTACTCGATCTCGTACCTTCTCCCATTTTGTGTACGGCTCCGTTTGATAATCCTACCGAACGTTCGAAAACAGCTATATCTAAGCCTGTGTATCCGATAAATTGCAATAAGCGGTCTTTCAATCCCATGGCGTCAATGTGTTAAATAGATATAATATCAGAGATTGTTTTATTAATCTCTGATATTATATCAGATTTATATCTATCTTTGTCGCATCAAAGTTAATCAATCAATCAAGAAATAACAAATTAAATAGATAGAATTATGAAAGCAATCATTGACTACAAAAAAGTAAATAGCGAATTAACCGGTGCAATCATGGTAAATGAATACAATGGTAATCTTAGCTACATCGCAGTAACAGCATCTTCAAGTAAAACATTCAAATCGATGAAGGGTGCTGAAAAATACATGGCCAAATTCAATTACGCAAAATAATAAAAACAAATAACAAGTAAAACAATGGAAACATCAACACCAATTAAGCCAACTCTTCTTGAAATGGAGATCGGAGCAAAAGTAGCCTTCCCTAAAGATCGAAGAAAGTCAGTAAGAACTACGGCCTCAGACATTAAAACGGATGAAGGCAAAGTATTTACGACTTGGATTGAAGACGATAAACTATTTGTGAAACGCAATAAATAAAATAATCATGGTAAGAAAAATAACAGGAAAAGTAGAACCGGTTGCCAAGAAATGGCTCAGCAAAACCGAAGCAATGGCATACCTTGGAGTATCAGAGGATTATTTAATGACACTTAGAAATGCGGCCGAAATATCATTTTCACAACGAGAGAGGATGATATGGTATGACTTAGCGAGTATAGAGCGTTTTTTAACAAGAAACAAAGTAGTATAATGTTAACTCCTAAACAGTCCCCTTTCGCCCTAATCGGCATGTTTCTCGCCTGTTTGCTTGCAGAAGGCGAACCGGAACCGGGTAAATTAATCATCGCACTTCTGGCCGTAATTGTAACGGTACTGTATGTGATAATATGTAACGAAGTAAATCAACGGAGAAATGAAAAGAGAAAATCTGAATTGTATCGGTAATTGCCGCCTCTGTTCCGTTCTGGGCGAATGTCCGGCCGATCATGTTCATTGCGAAGATTGCGGAACCGAAATAGAAACGGGCGAAGGTATTGAGGTCGAAGTTGAAGCGGTGCAGAACGGCCGACATGGTACGAAAATGATAACGGTATGTCCGGGCTGCTTCGCGGAGTACTATCAGGGAGATGAAACGATAGAGTTTGATTAAAAACGAGTGAAAAAGGATGAAAACTATAGAATTATTTAATGACCATTTCCAAAATTATAAAGTATACGGGATTCCCAAAGCGCAATTAATTATTGCAGATGTGCCCTACAATCTTGGAAACAACGCTTACGCCTCCAATCCTTCTTGGTATGTCGATGGCGATAACAAGAATGGCGAAAGCGATCTGGCTGGCAAAGAGTTCTTTGATACAGATAAAGACTTTAGACCCGCAGAGTTTATGCACTTCTGTAGCCAAATGTTGATGAAAGAACCGAAGGAGAAGAGCAAGGCTCCCTGTATGATTATCTTCTGTGAATTTGAAGATCAGTTCAGATACATTGAACTCGGGAAACGTTACGGGCTGAATAATTACATAAACCTTGTGTTTAGAAAAGACTTCTCCGCACAAGTCTTAAAGGCAAACATGAAGATTGTCGGCAACTGTGAGTATGGTTTGCTTTTATATAGAGACAAACTCCCTAAGTTCAACAATGACGGACGAATGATATTCAACTGCTTCGACTGGGTGCGGGACGGTGAGACTCCCAAGGTGCACCCAACGCAAAAGCCGGTACCGCTACTTCGTAGATTGATAGAAATATTCACCGACAAGGGTGATGTAGTCATAGATCCGTGTGCCGGTAGTGGCTCCACTTTGTTAGCCTCTGCCCAATTAGGACGTAAAGCATACGGATTTGAAATAAAGAAAGATTTCTTTAGAGAGGCTAATAAGTTGGTTTTATCCCGAGTCCAACAATCGTTATTTTAACCTTCAACTCCATAAAAATAAATCAATTATGACACACTGGAAAACCCAATTTAATTACCCATATCTGGGCGCTCACAGCCTTACGGAAGGCAAAGACTTAATCCTTACTATCCGAGAAATGAAGCGCGAAGAAGTGACCGGGGAAAACGGTAAGAAAGATATGTGCTTAATCGCATATTTTCACGAGAATGTCAAACCGATGGTAGTTAACAAAACCAACTGTAAAACATTAGAGAAACTGTTTAAAACGCCAGATATTGAGCAATGGATCAATAAGGCTATGCAAGTCGGCTCCGCTCGTGTAAATGTAAAAGGAGAAATGGTAGATGCACTTCGTATCAGACCATTTGCGCCGAAGCTGGATGATACCAGATCAACCGTTGAAACTGGTTCCGCAATCTGGAACAACATTATAGACGGTTTAAAAGGCGGCTATACAGTAAATCAGGTCATCGCTAAGTACAAACTAACCAAAGAACAAATAAAAGAATTACAGAAACATGAAATCCATTAGAATAAAACGGGCAACAACTTGTGGTGTCAGGGTTTGCGAAGGTGAATTATTTGAGGCGCATGGCTTTCAGTTCTGTATAACAAATAGTTTTGATCCGGTTATCTATTATGCCATCGAAGTAACCTCCGGTATGTCTGCATGTAAGCGGTTTACATTTTATTTTGAGAATGAATACGCTTGCATTAAAGCTGTAAAGCAATGGATTGTACAGAATGGAGCACTTTTCGATAATAATTTGCTTGATCGTAGTAAAAAGGCACTGATAAAATACAATATTAAATTTCCTCTAAATAATAAAATATGAAATCCGCTGAACAAAAAGAATTTGAATGGAAAGAAAAACGGCGTGGTCTGATTACAGCCTCCGTTCTTCCTGATCTGATGAAAGCCGGCAAAGGTACGCCATTTGGCAAAGCCGCTTTAGATGTGATGTTTGCTGTTCGCTATGAACGCCGAACCGGAGTAACCCGCGAAAACGGAACTGCAAAAGCCTTCGATTGGGGGCACGAAAATGAACCGCTCGCCGTGGAATGGCTACGTACGCAGCTATTAAATGAAATCAAGTCCTGTACTACCGATTTTGAGGACATCGTATTTAACGAGCCGTTTGAAGGCTTTGGCGATTCGCCGGATGCCTATGTATATGGCTTTGATGGAAAAGTATCGGCACTGGTTGAGATTAAGTGCCCGATGTCACAAGGAAAGATCGAGTCACTACAACTGCTACAGGAAATTAACGACAAAGATGAATACTATTGGCAGTTTCTCGGGCATTTCCTCGGTCGCCCGGATGTAGATACCCTGTATTATGTCATCTATGATGGCTATGTAAATGACGGGCGACTACTTGAAATGCACCGGAGTGATCACACTGAAAACATACAGAAGTTGTATGACCGGGTACGACTGGCAAATGAAATGATAGACGAATCATTACGGAGTGGCCGGGATTTTCCGGAATGTATCGACAAGGCTAAGGAAGTTTTAGCGATAAAGGTTGAAATTGAAACATTAAAACCGAAAGCAAAAGGCAATGTCCCGGTACAAAATCAAATAACAAGGCTAAAAAAGCAATTAAAGAAATTGAAATTAGCAAGTACTGTCACAACACATTAACATAACATTTTAAAATATACAATTATGATGCACACTTGGTTTTTATGCAAAATCCGTTACGAGAAAATAGACTCAGACGGAGTTAACAAAAAAGTTACTGAACCCTATTTGGTCGATGCACTCAGCTTCACCGAAGCGGAAGCACGTATTATCGAAGAAACGACACCGTTTATCACTGGCGAATTTACCGTTACCGATATAAAACGTGCCAATTATAGCGAACTCTTTCCATCTGATGAAGAAGCGGCCGATAAATGGTATGCCGGACGACTTGCTTTCGTTGTGCTGGATGAAAAGACCGCAAAGGAGAAACGAACCTATACGAATGTACTTGTACAGGCCGCCGATCTCCGCGATGCTATGAAGAAAGTAGATGAAGGTATGAAAAATACCATGGCGGAATATCAATCTATTGCATTGAAAGAAACTGCAATTATGGATGTCTACCCATATCGTTCAAAAGATAAGTAACAACAAACCGGGTGAAAGTCCCGGTTAACGGAGCGTAGCTTAAAGGATAGAGCAGCGGCGCGCGCAGTAAAGACAGCAGTATAGGCGGTTCGATTCCGCCTCGCTCCACTACTAACAAATATTATCAAGATGGCAAAATACAACAATACCAAGTACAAAGGATACGACTCTATTCACGAGTATAGACGGGCGCAAGAACTGAAACTGCTCGAGAAAAAGGGGATTATCTCTGGTCTGCAGGAACAGTGTAAATACGAGCTTATTCCGGCGCAATACGAGTATTATGAAGTGAAGGGAATCCGGAAGATGCTGCAGAAAAGAAAGCTATTGGAGAAGTCCCTGTCCTACTATGCCGACTTCGTTTATTATCGTGATGGCGAATTAGTGGTGGAAGATGCGAAAGGGATGAAAACGAAAGAGTATATAATCAAAAGAAAACTGATGCTTAGCATACATGGTATCAGAATAAAGGAGGTTTAATCATGGCAAAGAAAATCATTCAATCACAAAGTAAACCGGACTGCCGGAGGTGTAAGTATGGAGGTGAAGAAAAGAATTATATGTGTTACTGCTCCGCTCTGAGTGTCTTTAGATCGGTAGGCGTAAGGCCGTGCAGTTATTATGTTTCTCGATAATATGGATGGATATACGTTAATGGAACAAATGCGAAGAGCACGCAGACGCAACAGGCTTACCGCTACCGAACAAGCACTATTTTATGAATTAGTTGCAGTTTGTAATAGCGAGGGTTGGGAGGACGTTTTCAGTTGCTCAAACATTGAACTATGCTGTTCCCTCAATATCGACGAGAAAACTTTAGTTCGGGCACGGTTATCTCTAATTAATGCAGGACTGGTTTATTATAAATCGGGTAAAAGCAGAAGAGTAGTCGGTTTATATTCTTTCTCTAAAAAGTTCAAAGATGAATCGCCAAAGAAAAAGCCGACTACCGGAAAAAATACGGTAGATGTGCCAACCGAAAAGCCAACCGAAAAGAAAGGAGATACGCCAGCCGATGCGCCAACCAATATGGGAGCCAATCAGCCAGCCGATGCGCCAGACTATATTAAAACTAAAACAGAAACTAAACTAAAAGAACTCTCTCTATCTCTCGACGAGCTTTCTTTTATCTCTTTTGAGTTTTTAGATGTCTTTCTGTTGTGGCTGGAATACAAAAAAGAACGAAGAGAAAAATATAAATCCGATCGGTCTGTTAAGGCATGCTATGACAAATTAGTCAGACTAAGCGGAAATGATGCGAATGTAGCAAATGAAATCGTTAATCAGTCTATCGCCAACAACTGGGCAGGGCTTTTTGAACTTAAAAATAATTGTAGAAATGGAAACAAGGAGCAAACAAATGATGTCGATCAAACAACTATTATCATTCGGAAGGCCGACATCTGACCCTGTGCCCGCAAAGGATCGGGCAGAATGGTTTAAAGAGTGTTGCCGTTTTGTATGCAGCAATTTTCAAATAGACAAATCAAACCGAAATGTGATGAATCAAATATTTCTGTACATGGAAAAGGACAGGTCGAAACTGGACCCGGAAAAAGGTATTTTGCTTTGTGGCCCGGTCGGAACCGGAAAATCTACCATTATGCAGATAATGAACCGATACAGATACTTTGTAAGCGGACAGGATAAAGGCGGTTATCCGATGGGAGGTTTCCGTATTGATTCTGCTTCATTCATTGCAAATAGCTTTTCTATGCGAGGCAAGGATGCACTGGAATTGTACACGTACAACAATGGCAGTCCGCGCATGATGTGCTTCGATGAATTAGGGCGTGAACCCATTCCGGCAAAATACTTCGGTACAGAGTTGAATGTAATGCAATATATCTTTCAGTGCCGATACGAGCTCAGGAGAGAAGCCTTAACGCATGCAACAACAAATCTATCAATAAAAGATTTGCAACTTAAATACGGCGCTTATATCGCTGATAGAATTAATGAAATGTTTAATGTGATCGAATTAGGAGGCAGCAGCAGACGATGACACCGATAAAAAGAAATAAGAATCCAGCAGGTGACTTTAAAAAGTCAGTAGTTCGCATAGACCTCGATGACTGGAAGCGACTCGACGCTATCAAAACTAAATACAAATTCAAAAGTATCTACGAAATCATGCAATATCTGGTAGGTGCATTTCTGAGAGTCGCCGATCCGGAACACGAAGAAAATGACGATCCCATACCGGACGAAATTACGGAAATGTTCAGCGACTTTGCGCAGGCTGAGAGGCAGTTCAACTACTCAAAGCCGAAACGGGCATTGCCGCAACACGTGAAAGACGAGAAGAACGGACAACTACGATTTAAATTTTAAATAATGATTAAGAAACCAATCAACGCAAATTATTTGCAAGACGTTCCGGAACATCATAAGCCCGTGAACGAACAGAACCGGAAGTATATCGACCGATTCGTTACAGAGAATTACGAACGCTTAAACAGCAAGTTTAAAACAGACGAAAAGATCAATTCAAGCGGATTCGGGGCACTCGACAAGCTGAACGAGACACTTCTAAGGCTTTATACTGATCCGGATTTATGCTTTACGAACTGGCCAGATGCAGAACGGTATATGTCGAGCAAGTTCACTGAAAAAGAACTACGCATCCCAGTTCGGAAACCAAAGAGAGGGGATGAAGTGGAGAATTAATTTAAAACAGTAAGAAAGGAATCAAATATGAAAGTAGGAGAATATTCATATTCTATACATGGACGAAATTACAGAATATGCGTCTGTGATTATTCAGATGGGAAAATACAAACATCAAGTCCCGTTCGTAACGAACCGCTTTACATCGACCGAGAAGAAGCCCGGAAACGTGTATACGAGTTGAACGGCTGGAAGTATAAACCGAAAATGACAAAATGAACTAACTGTATCGCAGATTAATAAAACAGAGCTCAATCTTTTATAATAGAGCTCTGTTTTATTAAATAGATTTATATCCCATAATACATAACAACGCTACCTCTGATAATAGTGGTACGTATAAGTTGCCACACCGCCAGCGCCGCATATTGTTGTTGCAGAAAGACTGTAATAACAGTTAGACATTGGCAACTCAACAACTAATCTATTATTGTATCCTAAAACTCCAACAATTGATCTTATTGCAGTAATTCCACCACCCTCTATCCTAATATTTAGAGCGGTCACCAAGCATGGAGTATACCCGTACAGATATATTCTATTTACAGGATGCGGAATAAAAATCTGTGTTGGTCTAGGGTCTAAATAGGCCTTTAGGGTACCTCTGAACTCTCTTTTTAGTCCTCGAGTTATAGCCTCTTCTTGCTCCTGTTCTTGTTCGTCAAATGTTACGCTATCTCCTTGGAGGATTATATTAGAGAATCCTTGAGGATCAGATAATACAATTTCCCGTCTTTCTTTAATGCTATTTGCAATAAAATCATTTGTTTCTTCAATCATAGCAGTTGCTTTATCATAATCAGCAATAGGAATCCCATATTCTATTGCTTTCTCTTCGGATAAAGATAGATAGTACTGCCGATTATCTCGATCTAAAACAATGTGCTTTTGTAAAATGCCTAAAACCTCTGATTTATTAAGCTCATTCGATGGCTTATCTGCATCTTGGTTACAACTAACACAAACAAACCCTGCTAACAGGAGGAAAAAGTAAATGTAATATTTCATAACTAATGATTTAAGTTAATAGATTATTTTTGGGGATTCAATATAATTTGCGAACTATCTTTGGGATTAAACAATATCATCTCTTGATTGTCACGGATGGCAGACTGAATAGCTGAATTTGTTTGCTCTATTTCATCCATAGCTCTTTTAAGCTCTTTTTTAGAAACTCCAATTTGATCGGCTTGATCCTCCGTTAAATCAAGGTAATACTGTTTTGTCTCAGTATTTAATTTAAGATAATTCACTAACTTTTCATTTGCTTTTTTACCCTGATAACCATAATGCGCATCTATTACACATCTTTTACTAGTACAACATGATGATAAGAAAGAAACGAAAAGAAATAGGCATAAAAATAATTTTTTCATAGGCGGTTGTTTTTGGATTATTATTAGTTAAGTCTCTGCGCAAAAATAAAATAATAATAATAAAAAACAAGAAAAAGTGACTTAATTAACATATTACTATTGTTTAACAATTGTAAAATACAACAATATACAATAAGATATTATTTATATACAATAATAGAAAACTCGATTTACACATTATAAATATTGATAACCTTTGAGCTACCAGAAAGAACCTATTCAAGCATAAACATAGAAACTTACTTTATGAATATACAAGATACAATGAGCAGAAACCCATATTACATTAAGATGATCAACTCACAACGCTGGAAGAACCTACGTTGCGATAAGCTTAGAGCTAACCCGGTTTGCGAAGTGTGCGAGGCGAACGGATTAAGTACGCTTGCAACCGAAGTACACCACAAAACCCCGGTTGAATCCGTTTCGCATGAACTCGGAATGAAACACCTTATGTTTGACCGGGCAAACCTGCAGAGCCTTTGCCATGCGTGCCACTCTGAGATACACCGACGTGCGTTTAGCCATTCGAAAGAAGCAATTCAGGCAAACAATAGACGGGCAACAGAGCGTTTTGCTGAGAGATTTTTGACTGATTCGGAATAGAAAACATAAAGTGCTGTTACTGAATATATTGTGCCGCTCCACCTCGATAAGAGGGGGGCGGCGTTTTTTTTGAGGGCGACAGACCGCTCAAACCCACTCCCACCAGTTTTTACACGCGCGGAGAATTTTCAAAACGAGGGGGTATCCGTTGGGGGTGACATTTTCCGTTACAAGCTACGAGCTACCAAATACTTACTTAAAAAACATACGTGTAAAAAGCGCGTAAAAACATGGCAACTTTAGACGACATAACAGAAAAAATCCGTTCCGCAATGGAAGCACAAGGCACATACACCCCTGAACTTGATTTGTGTATAGAGCTTTGTGCCGGGTCTTATATGGCGTTCCGGATTGCTCTATCTGACATCTCAAAAAAGCGGATGAAATCTTTCACTAAAGAGATAACCCGCGAGAATAATGAAAAGCTGGTTGCACATCCGGCTTTTAAAACTCTGTTTGATGCGCTTGAAGCCACTCGCAAACAGTTACGCGAACTTGGTTTGACATTGCAGACCCTTGCATCAGGTGAAGCCGACGAAGTAACCGAATTAATTGACGAAGTAAACAAGGCGGATGACTATGAATAAGGAGGAACTTATACAGCTAAAGACTGCTACCGTTGACGCATTGCGCTCCGTTGATATAAACTCTTATCAGTTAGATAAAGCGGATATCCGGTTAAACACTTATATAGCCGGATGTATAGGCAACCCGGAGGCGCATAACCTTTACGAGTTACTTGCGATCCGTCGTTTCTTTTATCTGCTGGATAAATACGACTTTAGACCCGGTAAGGTCCGCCGCTTTATTGTGTTTTACGAAAAGTTGAAGTTTTCCGGCACTAAGGGGCTGACGCGATATAAGCTAACTCCGGTTCAGGTATTTCAATTCACGAACATACTCGGTTTTTATAGACCAGGGACAAATAAACGCCTGATTCGTGACGCTCTGCTATTTGTCCCTCGTAAATTCAGCAAAACGACAAGTATCGCAAGTTTGGCAGTATTCGACTTGTTGTTTGGCGATGCTAATGCACAAGCATACGTTGCCGCCAATTCCTACAATCAGGCTAAGATATGTTTTGATGAAATCCGCAACATCCTGAAAGCGTTAGACCGGAAGTTGCGACATTTTAAGATTAACAGAGAGATCATAAATAACAAAATAAAGGGCAAAACCTCTTTCGCCCGGTGTTTGGCGTCCAGTCCCGACAAACTGGACGGGCTTAATGCAAGCACGGTGATAGTAGACGAATATTCGCAAGCCGATAGCGCCGCTTTGAAGAACGTTTTAACTTCTTCAATGGGTGCACGGCTCAACCCTTTGACCATCGTAATAACAACCGCCTCAGACAAGCATACAACCCCGTTCACTGAAATGCTTTCAATATATAAAGCCATTCTACGCGGTGAGGCTGAGAACGATTCTATTTTCGCCCACATCTTTGAACCCGACATAGACGATGAAGAAGGTGATCCGGCAACGTGGTATAAAGTACAACCCCACATGGGGATCACGGTTTACGAGGACTTTTACAAGGACGCTTATCAAAAGGCGCTGTATAGCGCACCTGACGCATTAGAGTTTCGCACAAAGCTCCTTAACATCTTTGCGGTCAATTCTGAAACGAAATGGATTGAGGCAAGGGAGATCGAGGAACGGTATAAGGCTATCCCTGTGGATAAGATCACAAGTCACCCGCCTACGATGGTAGGAGTTGATTTATCGGTACGTGATGACTTTTCAACTGTAACGTATAATATCTATTCCCCGGATACCAAGTCATTTCATTCCGTTACGGATTACTATTTTCCGGAAGGCGCTTTGCCCGGACACCCTAACCGGGAATTATATGAAGGATGGGTCAAGGCCGGATATTTGAAGCTATGTCCGGGCGAAGTGATTGACTACGAAATGATCGTGAATGATATTTTATCCCGGGCAAAGTACTTGAAAATTCTCGGAATTGGATATGACCCATATAAGTCGGCTGAGTTTGTAAATCTATTATCCGCATCGGTTGGCTATGCAAATGACTACATAAGTCCGGTAAAACAGACATACGGAACGTTTACAAGTCCTATAGAATCGTTTGAACTCGCGCTGCATCGCAATAAAATAACATTTGACCCGAATCCAATAACGCCGTATTGCTTTGGTAATGCCGTTCTTGACGAAGATAGGAACATGAATAAAAAGCCAATCAAGAAAACGCATAATGCGAAGATTGATTCGACAATAACAAACCTAATGACATTCTACTTATTTAATAACATGGAGGTATAATGAAACTATCTTTTAATTTAGAAATGGGACGTTCAAAGACTCGAGAACGCGCCCTAAATACAGAGGCAAACACGACGGATAAAGAAGCGGCGATAAATACCCGATTGCCATCGTTGCCCAGTCAGCCAATAGACGTACATAGCAGCAATCAAGCGATGAAACTATCCGCTGCATACAGATGTACTTCTATTCTTTCGGGAACTATTGCATCTTTGCCGCTTATCATTAAACGGAAAAAGGACGGTTATTTCTCACCGGATGAGGAAAACGAATTGTATACGATATTAACTCGTAGGCCTAACCGCCGAATGAATAGCTTTGAAATGGTTAGGAATATGGTTGTTCAAATTGTAAATCAAGGGAATGCTTATATTGTTATTCGGCGCAAATTCGGTAGTGTGAGCGAACTTGTATTATGCGCAAATAATACGGTAACCTATGACAAATTGAATGATGTTTATATTATTTCTGATCCATATAACCGGATATATGGGCGGTTTGAGTCTTACGAGATAATTCATCTTAAAAACAATAGTTTGGACGGTGGATATACAGGAGTGAGTACAATAATGTACGCTAGCCGCATCTTTTCAATTGCTGCAAGTGCTGATAATCAGAATTTGAGAACCTTTCAGAATGGAAGCAAAATAAAGGGGATTGTTTCTGGTGTAAAAGAAATAAGTAGAGGTTTACCCGGAGCGGGCATGACAGATACTCAACTTTCTACTGTTGGGGATCGCATAGAGGAGCAGTTAAACACGGGAAGAGATATTATTTCCGTTCCCGGCGATGTTGGATTCCATCAACTTTCTATTAACCCAGTTGATGCGCAGCTATTGGAAACAAAGAAATTTAGCATTCTTGATATATGTAGATTTTATGGTGTTCACCCGGATAAAGTCTTTGCCGGACAATCAACTAATTACAAGGCTTCCGAAATGAGCAATGTTTCTTTTTTAACTGATACCCTGCAACCAATATTGAAACAAATAGAGGCAGAATTTAATTATAAACTGATCCCTGATTCCGTCGCTAACTTATATAGTATTTCATTTGATTTATCATGCTTGTATCAAACCGATTTAACGACGCAAGCAAGTTATTACAAAGCTCTTGAGGAAATGGGCGCTCATTCTCCGAATGATACTCGTAGGGCTTTAGGAAAAGCGCCTGTTGAAGGTGGCGACAAAGTATTTATTTCCTGCAACGTTCAACCGATAGAGGTAGCTAGCCAAAAAGTAGAGCTACCAAAAAACGAAGAAACAAACATATAGTAAAACGATACTTGTAAATATGGAAATACGAAGTTATACAGAATTAGGCGCTCCTAAAGTTGGAGACGGAAGAATAATCGAAGGCTATGCGGTTGTATTCGGTCAAGAAAGCCGCGTATTGTTTGATAGAGAAAAGCAACGCGCCTTTGTTGAGGTAATCGAAAAAGGGGCTATAACAGAAGAACTGTTGCGTAATTGCGATGTTAAAGCCCTGTTGGATCACAATAAACAAAGATTATTAGCTCGCTCTAATCGTGGTGAGGGCACTTTGTCGCTCGAACTTGACGACTACGGGCTAAAATACAGGTTTGAGGCTCCTAGTACCCCAGACGGAGATTTTGCCGTAGAAATGATTAAACGCGGTGACATTTTCGGCTCATCCTTTGCATACTCTTTAAATGAAAAGGATAAAACAAAAGTTTCCTATTCCATGAAAGACGGGATGTTACTTCGTGCCGTGCACAAGATTGATATAATTTCCGATATATCTCCTGTTGTCGATCCTGCTTTCTACGGAACGGATGTAACCGTTCGTAGTATGGACGATGCGATAGCGGAGTTGTCCGGCGAAAATAGAGGCTATTTATATGAACTTAATAATTTACGTAAATCAATTTAAAACATGAGAAAAGAATTTGAAACTATTGCTCAGTATAAAGAGCAAATGCGTGCTATGTTGGATAAAGCAGAAGCCGAAAAGAGAGCACTTGATGCAAACGAAAAAGAGCAGTTCGAGCAGTTGAAAACGAAGAAAGAACTTTTGGAAATGAAAGTTGAACGCCGTGCTCTTGAAGATATTAACGCGGGGTTGGTATCAGACCGTCGAGTATTGTTTTCGCAGGCTGTTTTTGATGTCGTGAATCATCGTTCTTTGGAAGAATACAACGGAGTTGTATCGGAAGGTGGAATCAAAGTTGTAGAGCGTGCGGTAACTGTAACAGATGCAACCGATGCGGCTAGCATGGTTCCGGTTACAATCGGTGAAATCATTGAACCGCTAGAAAAAGGCTTGGTCATTGATAAGCTCGGTATCAAGATGCAAAGCGGACTCGTGGGCGACCTTGTTTTCCCTACGTTGGCGGCTGTTGAAGCAACAATTCAGGGTGAAAATGTTGCGGTTACCGATACCGAATTGAATATTGATAAAATCAAGGCTTCCCCCAAGCGTGTATCTATTTCCATCCCGGTATCAAAACGCGCTATCAATCAAACGAATTATTCTTTGCAGGATGTTGTTTTGAAGCAAATTTCGCTCGGTGTAGCACGTGCGTTGAACAAATGGATGTTTTCTGGTACTGCACTTTCCGGTGCAAGTAATGGCGTTTTTGTTAAAACAAAACCAAGTGTTGAATATACAAGCGCGTTGACATTTGCGGATATTGTTTCGCTTGAATCTACCGTAATGGATGCGGGTGTAGATGTAACCGACGGTACGGCTGCTTATGTTTGTACTCCAAAGGTGTATGGCGCTTTGAAATCCACTCCCAAAGCGGCGGGGGCTGCTGAAATGATTTGCCAAAACGGTATGGTGAACGGCTATCCAGTCCTAGTTACCAACTACATGGATGCCGATTCCATCGGATTCGGAGTGTTCTCTAATGCTGCTATCGGTCAATTCGGTGATATGGACTTAGTGATAGACCCTTACACCGGAGCAAAAAGTAATATCGTAAACTTTGTGTTAAATACTGATTATGATATTGTTGTAGCTCGCCCGGAAGCCTTTGCCATCGCAAAGAAGAAAGCTTCTGCTTAATCCTATAACCTATCATTCACTAAAGGGCTGGGGCTTCGGCTCTAGCCCTTTCTAATTTATACAATATGGCACAATACGTAACACTCGAAGAACTCAAACAGCATTTAAACGTTGACTTCGACACGGACGACGCATATATAACCGGGCTTATCGAACCCGTTCAACTTCTTATCGAATCGTATCTAAATAATCCGCTAGAGACGTATGTAAAGGACGCGAATATAGACCGTCGTATCTGGCACGCGATCCGCATACTCGTAGCGAACTACTACGCGAATCGCGAATCGGTGGCATTTGCTACTCCGCAAGTGATTCCGGGACACGTAGAACTATTACTTCAACCCTTAAAACGATATACATAATGCAGGCGGGACTATTGACAGACATTATAAGTTTTCTACATCCCCAGACGATTCGCGATGCTTTGGGCGGTACGTCTGAGAGATGGATGGAAGCTTTCAAGAAGCGTGCGTGTGTCCGGTATAAATCCGGTACGCGCAAAGAGATAAACGGCGAGGTGCTCAACACTCACACCGTCACGATCATGGTACGTTACAGCAGAGATATAAGCGAAAAAATGCGCATTGTCTACGAGGGACGTAAATACAAAATAGCCTTCATCCATCCGGATAGAAAGGCACAGTCTATAACCATCGAAGCAGAATTAATCAATGAGTAATATCGTACAAGCATCTTACCGGGTTGAGGTTGACGCCTCTAAGGTTAATGCGTTACTGGCCGCACTGAATGACAAGGAGGCGAAGAAGGCAATTAAATCTGGCATAAGAAAAGCGGCGCTTATTATCAGGAAACAGGCGCAAACTAATTTGGTAAGCGCTATTCCGGCGACTAATACTCCGGGGCATCGAAAAGACGGGCAGCGTTTCAAACCGCTTAAAAACGAGATTAGCTTATCTGTCTACAGAAACGCTTCTGGCGCTTGCGTGAACATCATGAATCACGGGAAAAAAGGCTCTCGCGCTTTCCTTTTGCGAATTTTTGAAAATGGTACGGTTGAAAGGAAATTGGAAGGTAGGAAACGAGCTACCAATAAAGGCGCAAAGCGAGGTATTATAAAGCCTACCTATTTTTTTAAGAATGCAGTAGACTCTAAAAAAAGTGAGGCTGAGAACTCACTGGAAAGAAACATTTTGGATTCAATACAAAAAGTAATAGATAAAAAGAAATGAGCTTATCAATCAGCAAACATACATTCTCAAAACTCAGTGAGTCGGAAAGTTTAACGCAACTTGTCGGAGATAGGATTTATCCTATTTCTACTAAAAACGCTACTTCTTTCCCGTTCGTTTTGTATAAGCGTAGTTCACTTACTCCGGCTTATACAAAGGATAGATACGTCAGCGGGGATAGTGCCACGATTGAGGTTATTGCCGCCAGCGATAACTATTCAAATTCAGTCGAGGTTATTGAGGCGGCACGCAAAGCGCTTGAAGGGAAGCGGGGTAAATACGACGATTTCAAAGTAACGGGTGCTAAACTTATCGCCGCCGATGAAGATTTCATTGAAGAAACTTTCATCCAGCGACTTACATTTGAAATTGAGACGGATTCAGTAGAGTAACTAACATTTAAATATTGAAAACAATGAAAGCAAATGCAGTATTAGGAAAAGATTTCATGCTATTTGTCGGCGGAAAGGCGCTGGCGTTGGCTACATCCTGTAAATTGTCAATCTCGGCCGAAACGATTGACACACAAAGTAAAGATTCCGGCATTTGGACGGAAAAAGACATAAAAAAATTGTCTTGGAACGGTTCAAGTGAAAACCTATTCAGTGCAGACAATAAAGTAAACGGATATGATGTTCTTTTGGACTTAATGTTAAAACGCAAGCCTATCGAAGCAAAATTCGGTATTCCGGCAAACGCAGATTCAGATGAAGTTCCCTCTTCCGGTTGGACTCTTCCGGCCGCATCTTACTCCGGTAATGTCTTAATTACAAATCTAGAATTAAATGCACCTGATGGTGATAAAGCAACTTTCTCCGCCACATTCGAAGGTACCGGAAAGCTTAATCCCAGAGCGTCCGGAGATGGAGGCATAGTAGATGATCCGACCGCGTAAGCGATGAAAAGAGCGGGAAACCCGCCTTTTCTTTTTCTAACTCAAAAAACTTATCATAATGAAAACGATCACTATCAAAAAAAAGAAGTACATTTTAAAGTATACATTGCGCGCCTTCTTTATCTTCGAAAATCTCACAGGTAGGCAGTTTGCGTTCGGCCGGATGTTGGACGAATATCTACTGTTTTACTCTATTCTTCTGGCAAATAACAAAGATACATTCTTAATGCCTTTTGATGAATTTATAGAGGCGTGTGAGTCTGATCCGGTTCTGTTTCTCTCTTTCAAAGAGTTCTTCGTAAAAGAGATTGAATTACTTGAACAGGCAGCAGATAGCACAAAAAAAAAGACGACTCCGAAGAAGCGTGCAGTATCCGGGAACTCTACGCCCGAGTTGTAGGTGAGGGCGGTATTGCACCTGATTATTTCCTCGACCGGATGACGCTCACAGAAGTTCGCTACTTCTTAGAGGGGTTAGGCAGGCGTAACCGGGAAAGCTGGGAGCAGACCCGGATCATTGCGTATGTCATCGCTCAGGCGAATAGCACAAAACAACTAAAGCAATCGGATATACTTCGTTTCCCATGGGATGAAGCGAAGGAAGACGAAAAGAAACGCACATCCGTTACGGATGAAGAAGTGAAACGATTGCGGGCAAAAGCAAAACTAATCGAAAAAGAAATGAATCATGTCTGATATAATAACACGACTATTACTTAAAACGAATGACTTTGACGCAAACCTAAATCGGGCAAAAGGTTCGGTTAACAGCTTTCAAGGCGGTATTTCCAGTATGGCAAAAACTGCTGGGGCTGGTATAATGAAGTTTGCCGGGACAATTGGCGTTGCTGTAAGCGCTTACGAAGGTTTTAATAAAGTGGTGAATTCATCTCAAACCACGGGCGACGCATGGGTAAAAACGCAAGATCAAATGAAAGCGAGTGTAGATAGTTTCTTTGCATCTATTGCGATGGGTAATTTCGGTGGCTTTTTATCCAATTTACAAAATGTAATTGATAAAGCTGGCGAGTTATCTGTTGCTTTAGATAACTTAGAAACAAAAACGTTATTCAATAATAGCGAAGTTAACGATCTTAATACCAAATATCAGATCGAACTAAACAAGGCTAAAGCACGCAACATTTCAGATAAAGAAAGAAATGAGCATTTGGAGAAGGCAAAAGGGTATCTTCTTGAAATGAGTAAATTACACGATTCACTATCTAAGGCTAATATTGCCACGTCGTATATCACTTTGCAGGCTGATCTATCAAAACAAGGATTTAATAAGAATGTATCAAAAGATGTATGGGAGTACCTTTTAAAAGATAGCAACCGACCTGATATAGACCAAAGAGCCGCCAGATATAACAATACGATAAAGAACTATGAAAATCAACTTGCACACACATATAATCCAGAAACCGGAGAATGGCTGACACAAACAGAAGCAGATAAAATCAAAAAGAAATTATCCGAATATAAATCAAGTAAATCCGGCAATTTTGATCGTCTTGCAAGTGTTTTCGTTGAACTTGCAGACGATGAAAAAAGCGCGATTGCGAGTGCTCTAAAAATGCGTGCTACTGCAAACGCATTGTCGGTTTCAATGTCCCAAAAAGAGTTGGAAATAGCTAATACAGATGCAAAAATAAATGGGGCTTATAATACAAATAAAGACAAAAAGCCCGAAATAATTCCCTCTGGTTCACTTTCAGAACTTGAAAAACAGTTAGCTGATCTGAGAAAAAAATACCAAGATGCAGTAACAGATGAAGTTCGATCCTCTGTATTAAAAACGATCAAAGAGTTAGAGCAGAAGAAAGTTATCATAAATATGACAGCGCGATATGTTGAGGAAGAGTCACCTTTGAATATGGCCAGCCTTCCCATAAAAGGGATAGATACCAAAAACATGAAACTGCCTAAATTTGAATCTCCTATAAAAAAAGAGGATATTGATTTGAACCAGCAATACGCAGACTCTTTAGGATCGATAGGATTTGTAATGGGTAATTTATCCGGCATTACCAATAATAGTACTACATCGTGGATAAATTGGGGTGCTGGGGTATTTCAAAGTATAGCACAAGCAATACCAAGCATTGTTAGCCTCACTACAGCCTTAACAGCAAAAGCCGCCGCCGAAGCGGCTGGTTCCGCTGCATCTATTCCAGTAGTTGGATGGGTTGCCGCTGGGGCTGCTGCCCTCTCTGTTGTTGCTACAATGGCAAGTATCCCCAAATTTGCAAACGGCGGTATAGTACCTGGCATTTCGTTTGCGGGTGATAAAGTTCCGGCGATGCTAAACAGTGGCGAAATGATCTTGAACGGCTCACAACAAGCGAATCTGTTTAAAATGCTCAACTCAAAGTTATATGGTGGACTTGATGTTAGCCGCCCCAATATTTCCCCCATACCCGGACACTTGGCCGGATTGATTTCACCGTCCCCTAATACCCAAAAAGTTGAAGTATCAGGAAACTTCAAAGTAAGAGGACAGGATTTAGAGTTAGTTCTCGACAATCGAAGTCGAATCAAAAATAAAATCAGATAATATGTCAAATTACGGAACAATATACACTTTGCCTTTCAAATCAAGGCGAAATAAAAGTTATATCGTAGAAATTCAGAAAGAAGGCTATACGGGGCGAGTTGCTGAGTTAACAGGGAGCGGTGACGCTCCTTTCTCTATTGAGATTGCGGATGATAACTTTCTTTATGTTCCTATTCGATTTTCTACGGCTACTATCAGGGTGGTAGGAAATGACTACTTGCAAAGCCTATACTCGACCGGATATCAGCAGTACCGCGTTAACTTCAAACAGGGTGATACGATTGTTTGGACTGGCTTTATTACTCCGGAATTGTATACGCAAGATTATACCGCAACACTGTTCGATCTGGAAATACAGTGTGTATCTGCCATGAATACACTTGAATACGCAGATTATAAACAAAAGAGCGCAGGAAGCAAAGAGTTCGTTAGCTTGTGGGAGTTATTGACCCGTTGCGTCTTAGAGTCTCGCGGCTCCTATTCGGCCGTATACATACCACATGTTTATGCTAAAAGCCCGGCGGATTATGATGCAAACGCAAATGTCTTGCAAAGTATGACAATTAGCGAACAGAATTTTTTCGACGAAGACGATAAACCAATGAACTTGAAAGAGGTGATTGAAGAACTATGCAAGTTCCTTAACTGGACTTGTGTTGACTATAAAGGCGCATTATATTTTGTAGATGTAGACCATCGCGGAAATTACTATAAATACACACCTGACTTTTCATCCTATACGTTTGAAGCCGGGAATGTTCTCAGCGTGCAGGACATTCATTTTAGCGGTTCGGAACACACCTTAGATATTTTAGGCGGTTATAACAAAGTAACAGTAAAAGACAGCAATTATCCGGTTGGGAATTTACTTCCGGAAGAGAATTACGAAGATGCAAAAGCTCTTTCGTCACGCTTAAATACAAATAAAGATAGAAAATGTTACCGTCAGTTTCTGTATCCGAAAAACTGGAACATGTATCTGTATGATGGCGATACGGTTATCACCAATGACGATTTAGAGTTACGTGCTTATGATGCGCATAAACTTATAGGAGGAATACAGGAAAGGTACTGCAATTATAAAATAGTGGACGGTAAGCCGGATATTTCAGACTATTCGTTTACAAATGTTATACAAGCCAGGTGTTTGGGTGCTGTCGGTGACTTATCAATGATAGGCGGGCTGGAACTCTTAACAAAGATAATGGATTTTAAAGGTGCGTCCTCAGTGTACGAATCAGGGGCCTTTGCTGTATCTGGAAGCTATAAGACGATAGCGGATATGGATTTGATTCCTTGGGACAATAGCCGGGGCACGTACATGCCGTTGGCTGCTTGCCAATTACGGATCGGTAATAAATATTATGGCAGTACTAACGGATTGGCCCCATTCGCATGGTCTGCAAATCCCAATTATTTTTTTAGACTTCCCGCCTCCGAAGAGAATAACAAAGCCCGATTAGATTATGTATCCATTGAGAACCAAAAAACAATATATATGCCATATAAAGGTGTTTCAGGCGTAATAATCCCTATTGATACCCTATTATATGGCGAGCTTGAATTTACTCTTTACGCATCTAAAATACATAATGCCATTTTTATAAATGGATTCTTGTTAAAAGACTTTTCCTTTAAATATGGAAAGAGCACCGAGGCCGAAAAGACTACCGACAATACAGACCGCTATTATGAAAATGTCGTTAACGAAGGCTATATTAACGAATTGGACGAAATCGAATTTAAAATATCCAGTTACAACAACGACGGTGCATGCTACAGTAAAGTAATGTTAGGCGATAATTACCTAACCGACAATCTCTATTCTTCCATTGAGCAGAAATTAGTACGCCCGGAAGAGCATTTGATCCGGCGCATTATTAATCAGTACGGAGCTACCAAATTTAAGCTTACGCAAATACTGGTAGATGACGAAGCAATTACGCCTATCACAACTATAACCGATAAGTTTCAGCCAAACAAACGGTTTACGATCACGGGCGGTACAATTGACTTCGCGATGAATCAGTTTAATTGTAAGATGATTGAAAATGGTAGATATTAAAACTACATCCATACCCGCAAAGCCCCGGTCAAAGAACTATCCGACCGGGACTGTTATCACCCGGACGACTGGCGGCGTTACTGTTAACGGCGGAGGCGGTGGAGGTGCTTCAATTGACATTGTAAAGGCTACCGATACAAAGTCGTTTACCGATAGCAACGTACTGTCATCGCTCCGGACGCTGTTAGAGATCCGTTCGCGTATCATTGCCGAATCGGATACAACCACGGAATTAACCGATGATAATACGCTTTCTTCAAAGCGCACTTTAAAAGAGATAGATGCAGCGATTAAAGAGGCTTTGAAGAAGTTGGATGATGTTTACCTGAGTAAAGTAAAAGCGGATACAGCAGCCGAAACGATCACTTTCCTGAAAGGTCTGTTGATTGGCAATGATCTTGCGTTTATCAATGAAAGTGGCGACGCGGAATTACAATCTTTAGTTGCCCGGATGAAAATTAAAGCCGCTACATTGGAAGTAACCGGATCGGCCAGTGTTGGCACACTCCATTCGGAAGGGAATATTTCAACAGGCGCGGATATTTGGGCTAAAGGTGACACGCATACTTTAAATTTACTCGTTCAGGCACTTGCAAAAACATACGATCTGAATGTTGAGCACGTCGCAACCCTGTTTCAAACCATAGTCAAGGACTATATCAGTTCAGAAAGATTTATCCCCGGACTGATGGGTGAAGGGATGAAGCTATACAAGGCTATCAATGGGGATTGGAACCTTGAAATAGATAATGCCGTAGTCCGTAAGGCCATGACCATTTTTGAACTTATCATTTCGAAAGTTCGTGCGGTTAACGGCGGTCTGGTGATTTCATCCGCCAACGGGCGTGTCAAGTCCGTTTCGGAAACGTCCGGCGATCCGGCTTACTATGTTTTAAGTATAGAGGGCGACATGATGTTTGTCACTGATGACTTGGTACGTTGTCAGGTCTACACATCCGGACACGTTAAATACTACTGGGTTCCGGTTGCCTCGGTTAATGATGATTCGATTCTCATACTTAAATCCGTTTTTCCAAATGGTACAGTTCCTGCCGTTGGTGATGATCTGGTTCAGATGGGTAACCTCACGAATCCGAACAGACAGGGCATTTTGTATCTCACAGCTTCGGAAGATGGCAAGCCGCGCATTTCTGTACTGGACGGGGTAAACTCCACGTCTTTGGCCGGAAAGAACAAAGTGATTTTGGGTTGTCTCGATGGCATGACGGATACAGACTTTCCGGCTGACTTCCAACCCTCCGGATACGGCCTGTATGCGATGAACTGTTTCCTGAAAGGTATTTTCATTCTGAGAAATGGAAAGAGCATCGAACAGGAGTTTAGTAATATTGCTACCGAGTTAGCGGCTATACCGGGAAAGATCGAGCTTGCCATACGCAGTATGAAAGTAGCGGACGTTAATCTGCTTTACGACTCTAACCACAAACTAAATGCCAACCCCTATCAAATGGGAGCGTATAAGTATGACGTTCATTTAGAAGCAGGCAAAACCTATACCCTTACAGTGTGCTATAAGTGTGCGGACTCTGATGTTATCAGGGCGTATAACAATCCTTCGTACGGCTGGATAGGCACTTTGCCGAAAAGCGCAGAAGAAACGGTACTTTCGCAGCCTATAACGCCTATTAATCCGGATGGGGCATATTTCTACTTCTATAAGTTTCCCCAACAGGAATCAACGGAGACATACATTAAATGGGCTGTAATCACCGAGGGTAGTGTGGGTGTAGCTAATTGGATACCGTCTGCAACTGAAAGAAAATTAAATATCGGAGGCGAAAACCTGATGTTACAATCCCAACAGGCGTTGGATGGATCAGGCGCACAATATGCGTTTCAGTTATCAAAAGCGTGGACGGATTTAAAAGGCAAAACCTTAACAATTTCGTTCGACTATGCGTATAGCAATTTAAAGATGGGATCATCACAAAGGTTCGGGCTTGAAAAAGCTATTTATAAATCGGGCACATCCCAATATTACTATATCGGCGCATTTAAGTATGTAGATTCTACCAGCCCCACGGCTGACAAAGGTAGGTACGTTCACACTATCAAAGTCCCCGAAGATATAGAGGACTCTTTGGATACTGATATTATTGCATATATACAGCTAGGCGCTGAATCAGTTTGCCGGATCAATAACTTTCAAATAGAAATAGGAGACACGGCGACCGGATGGAAGCCTGCCTCTAAAGATTCTTTCACTGAGTCAAAAAAGTACACCGACACACAAATACTTGCCGTTGACGGGAAAATTGAATTGTCTGTTAAGACTAAAGTTGAAAGTTTGGGTATTGGGGCAAACAACCTGTATAGTTACACAAGTTCAACGCTTGATACTTTATATCCATCTCCTACTATTGAAAGGCAAATGTCTCTGCATGGCTTCTATTTGGTTGGTTCACAAGGTAATGGAGGAGCTATGCGGATACCTAATATTATCCCGCCTATCCCCGGTAAGTATACCGTTTCCGGATGGATTAAAGGTAGTCAAAATACCCCAGTTGGTTTTACTATTGATGTGTGTGATTCTGAAAACGTAATTGTTAAATCAACAGCAGATAACCAATGGAGTTATTTCAAGCATACATTTAACGTAACGAAAAACACAGAGGAACAAAAGGATGTATATAATTTTGTTGATATAGAAAGAATTGATTGGGCTTATATATGGGTGAAAGACTTTAAAGTAGAAGCGGGTGAAATTGCAACCGCATGGAGTCCCAATTTTCAGGATGCAGTTTATAAAGGTGCTGAATATACCAATAGTCAAATTAGTGCAGTCGAAGGTAAGATAACATCCACCGTTGAAAAGATAAATACCGTTGATGGACGTGTTACCGGACTTGCTTCACGCGTCGAACAGACCGAAAAAAGTATCACGTCTGTTGTTGGTGATATTGGTGTTATTAATAGTACCACCAATAGGCATATATCAAAGCGAATAGATTTAAGAGGATGGGACAATAATAAGTTTTTCCCGTTGGTTATAAGTATTCCGGTTTACCACAAAACAAGGGTTGAAATAAGTAGGCCTCTTGATGCGGGATACGGAAAACCTTCATACGGTACACATGATGGCGGTTTTTCTATGAACTTAACGTTTGAGATGTCCGGTTCGGGTTGGGGTTCGTTGCCAGCAGTAACCAATATCTTTGACTATACTAAAGCATGGACTTCTGCGGGTGCAAAGATAGTTGTTGATTTGGGACAAATAACTGAAACGTCTACGTGTAGAATGGGTATTAGGGGCGGTTCTATGTATGACGTAACCGTAGATGATACTATTGACCCAAACGTAATCAACGTTTATCAAACCGATTATCACGGTTCGTATAATACATCGTTCCCCGTTCGCACCGATGGAACTGAACCCGTCCGCACATACGGATACTATACCGAAATAAAGCAGACGCAGGAAAGCATAGCTTTAACTGCAAACAAAGTGGATGATCAAGGTAGGCGATTAAGTGCGGCTGAGTTAACTCTAAGTTCAGACCACGCAAAATTAAGCGTAGTAGAACAAGCGGCAAATTCCGCCAATTCCTTAGCAGGCACAGCCAATAACAAAGCCGAAGCCGCAGACGGTCGTGTCACCGCCACCCAAAACGGCTTAGTCGAAACCGGAATCAACATCACGTCCCGAAAAATCATTCTGAAAGCCGATAACCTGCTATTCCAAAATAACACAGGTCAACAGACAGCCGCCATCAACGCAAACGGCAAACTGTCTGCCAATGTGATTGAAGCTGCGGAAGTGGTGGCACAGGCATTTTCAGCACAGAGGATCACAACCGGAAACCTTACGGTAACTGATGGTGCAAAGATCGGTGCCTGGAATATATCGGGAGGCTCTCTTGTTTCGGCAAGCAATTCGCAGGCTAAGATCCTGTTAAACATGTCCGGTAATAAATTCCTTCGTATTAACGAAGAGGGGGACAGCCCTACAACTTCACGCACTGCATTGATGTCCATACGAAACGACAATTACAGTGGTCTAAGTATTGAATCATACGGAAGTTCCGGTTTTGCTCTAAGATGTTTAGCTAACGCAGGCACTGCAAATTCGATAGAATCGTATGGAAGTCATATTTTCGCCCAAAGGGGCGGTGAAAAGTGGAACGCTCCCGGAATGCTGTGTACCGGATATGTATATCAAGCGGGTACAGTCACTAATGAATGGGGCAACGGGTGCACCTTAACCAGTGCACAGAAAATAGCTACTGGAAAATACAGGATATACCACAGTTTGAAGCATCTGCAGTACGCTGTTTTAGTACAAGGCTTAGGGGGGTATGGCTGGGTATTCGGTCAGGTAGAGACACAAAACAACTCTTATTTTGAGGTTTTAATGCTTGACGCAAACAACGGGCCCCGTGATTGTCCATTCCGTGTGTTCGTTGTAGGTCGCAATGTTTGGTAAATACCCATTGTGAGCGCAGATTACAATAATAAATTCAAAAGAAATAGAATATGAAAATCAATTTTAGAAGAATTAAAGTAAAAACAGCTATTGACGGAGAAATTAAAGAGTTCGACGTAGCTAAAACAGTAGGAAACGCTATTTACTGTAATACACCCGATTTGGGTGAATTGGAGTTTGCCCAACGGATATATAAAGAAGGTGAAGTTGAAGTTGACGAACAAGGTGCAAATATCATTCGAAATTACGTTGATCCGGCTCCGATCCTCGCAGTGGTGAAGACCGCTATTTATAATGAATTAGATAAAGTAATTATTAACTCCCAAAATCAATAAATTATGTTTCAAGAAGAATCAAGAACAGTTCAAGTAAACGGTAAAGCCGTTTCAGGAGATTATCAGTACAATGTAAACTACAGTGTCAATAACGATAATCTCAGCCGCCTTCATTGTGAAATCATTAAAACGGTCACGGAAGAGATTGACACCCCTACAGGTAAGCAACCCGTAACCTCCGGGCGGTATATCGGGTATTTGCTGTTAGAATCGGGCAGCAAACAAATGTCCCTTCCGGAGTCGGAGAATGTTGCAGCGCACTTTGAAGTATTCGATCAGATCACGGCAGAAGTTAAGCAAACGATCACTCCGGCGGTGTCCTCAAAGAAAACCACTAAATAAAACAAAAGTAAAACACGATGATTGACTACATGAAAAATCTATTTGTAGGTTTGCTAACCGGCTTAGCAGCCTACTTAAACCCGATCAGCGGAGATATTAAAAGTCTTGTTGCTCTTTTCTTCTTTAACTTCCTGTTTGGTCTGGCCGCCGGCCTACTGGCCAATAATGAAAGTTTCAGTTTAAAGAAGGCATTCCGGTGCATCATTGAAGCGATGGTATTTTTTCTGCTCGTAGCCGCTATTTACTTTATCGGCGATCACAAAGGAAATCCGGACGGGGCCTTACAATGCGTATCGTTTATAACTTACTCAATATTCTACTTTTATGGCGTGAATATTCTACGCAATTTGAAACTAATGGCTACGTCCGGAACTGCATTCTATAAAGTTGTATCGTTCCTGTATTACGTCGTTAGCGTCGAGTTTATCAAGCACATACCGTTTTTAACTAATTATCAGAAGGAGGCAACAAAATGAAGTATTTTACAATCAAAGAACTTAGCCACAGCGATACGGCCGTAGCGCGTGGAATCGACAATTACCCAACGGCCGAAGCTATACACAATTTAACGAAGCTGGTTGAGAATGTTCTCGACCCACTTCGGGAAAAGTACGGTAAGCCCATCCGGGTAAGTTCCGGTTATCGAAGCGCTATCCTCAACCGGAGCGTTAACGGGGCAACATCCAGTCAACACCGGTTAGGCGAGGCAGCTGATATTACGGTAGGAAGTAAGGAGGAAAACCGGAAGCTGTTTGAGATCATCCGGCAAGAATTACCTTTCGATCAATTGATCGATGAAAAAGACTTTTCATGGGTTCACGTATCATTCCGTGAAGGTAGAAACAGAAAACAAGTGCTGAAGCTATGAAACAGTCAATCTATATTATTGTATTGCTACCGGCAGTATGGCTTAGCTCTTGTGGTAGCCACAAATCAACTATGAAACAGGAAACGTCCATTGAATCTGTTGGCAACCATCAGAGAAAAGATACCACTTCTGTCAGTGAGCAGGTGAATAAGACGGAGAACGAGAATGTAGCCGAAACGGTTGAAGAAGTGACAACCGTTTATGATACCGATAAGCCAACCGATCCGGGTACGGGTAGACCTCCTGTCAAGTCCGAGACAAAGAAAACCACAAAGCGGGAAAGTAACAAACAGAAGCAGGAGGATAAATCCACGAACTTGAATCAGTCTGCTGTTGTGAATGATAATATAAAGGCGGTTGTTCAGGAAAGGAAGGAAGAAGATAAGCAAAAAGATGAAACGACAGTACCTCGGCAAATCGGAGGTATTATCTGGGCATTGGCTGTGCTGGTCGTGGTGATTATTGTGGGCTGGATGATTTATATATCAAGAAAGAAGTAGTATCTTTGCTAACAATATTAATTTTATCATGATATGGAAAATATTTATATAAAAGATAACGACAATAGGTTGATTGATTATATGAGTGATTTGCGTGGAGATGTAGCCAATCTTATTAATAGTAATATATGTAGAATGCAAGAGAAAGGGAGAAATATCACTATTAATAGTGCTGACGAATACAATAGAGACTTAATAGCAAGTACAGGATATGAAGAAAAGCAAGGGTTATATGATATATTGATATTAGAATATAATCAGAAGTACCCAAATAAGCTATTGCAACGTTGGCCGTCTCATCGTTAATTCTATAGTTAAGGTAGTTAAATAAGTTGCCTATGTTGGGATCGGGGTGAGTTATAATTTGTGGGAGTGGTGAACATTTTTATGTATATTTGTGTAGTATGTACTAAAAACATAGTGTTTGGTTATTGATAAATCATCTTTTTTGTATTCCTTTGCAAAGGATAAACACAATGAAAAAGAGAAGTATGCAAATAAAGTTTGAAGGACAGGAACATCAAATAGATGCTAACACCCTGATTAATGTATTAATTCACTACCAAACTATTATTACTGAATCAAATAAAGAGTTGGGCGGTGGAACTAAGAATATTGAATTAAAAGTAAATGCTTTTGAAAAGGGGTCTTTTGTCGTAGATGTTTCTGTAATTGAAAGCCTGTTTAAGCAAGTATTCTCAGGTGATTCAATGTCTTACCTCTCTAATTTATGTGGCGTTGTTGGTGGAGTATTTGCCGCATACAAAATACTGAAGGGAAAACCAGCAAAGACAGAAGATGAAAAGTCTGAGATTTCTATCAAAGGAGATAGTAATACAACTATTATCAATTCTACAATTATCAACGTCTATAATCAACGCGTGGTTAGAGAAGCTATATCGAAATCTATAGAGACTTCGGATTCTGATGTAAATGTAGAAGGGTTAAGTATTAATTGCAAAGACGTACCTCCTGTTACTTTCAAAAAGCAAGAATTTAAAGAGTATATTTATACTGACTTTGAAAATGAATCATCTATGCCTGATGAACAAATCGAAATTGTTGATACAGTCTTAACTATCATAGGATTAAATTTTGAAGCGGGGAGTCGTTGGCAATTTATGTTTAATGGCTTTAAAATACAAATGATAGTAAAAGACGATGCTCTTATGCAAAAAATAGATGAAGGAGAACGTTTTGGCAAAGGTGATGCAGTACGCGTGAAATTAAAAATAGTCAAACGCTATAATCCTCAATATAAGGCATACGAAAACAAGTCATATAAAATCGTGGAATTTTTGGAGCATATTCTTGCACCTTCGCAGAGAAGTTTATTTTAATAGATATAGTTGTTTGTTGTATTATATCGTCCCGACTCCCTGATTTGAGGCTTTCTTTTGCCCATATCGAAAAGAAATACTATCTTCGCACTGTAGAAGCATCTTATCATTAAGTTGTTGGCCTCGATTCTTAGGAGTCGGGGCTTTTTCATTCAAAAGAAATCTTTCTGTACCCGAAAAACTGATTCCCTTATCTAAAATTTATAATTGTTGTCGGCTCTCTATCCCTATATCTTTGCAATGTAAGCTTACAGAGATAGTTAATTTATAGGCGGGTTCCGAAAAGCCTGGAAGAGAGTAGGAAAAAATAATTTAATATTATGCCATTTGATGTTACGAAACTAAACGATATTTGTTTTACAGCTGCTCCTGCTGTTACTCCTCCAATTGCTAGAAGAAATTTTGAAACAGAGGTATTGGACAGAATAGGAGCAACCAAGATAGAAGGTGATGATCTTAATACACTTTTTACTCGTTTACAAGGGCTTCAACCATATCCATATGAATCTAGCAATAAGATGTACACGGAGTCTATATTAAATAATACATATAATGGTCAGATGCTTTATCATTCTAGTAAAGGACCAGAAGATAAGACTCTAACAGCTATATTTACTTATGAAGAGGATAATAATAAATTGATTATATGTATGCTAGCCTCACATATAACTAGTACGACTTATAAAATTCTTTGGTGCTTAAAAACAGATCATATAAATAAGACTATAGTGATAAAGGGAAATACAGAATACTGATTTTATATTATGTCACTATACAAAATTTTGTGTAAATAGAAAACTACAGGATTCTCGTTTCATACTTGAATCCTGTTTTTTATTCTTATCTTTGTCACGTAGAAGCTAACATTGTTATTTAACAAATGCGTAAGGCTCCGGGTTGAGATGCTCGGAGTTTTTATTGTTATTATAGGCTATCAAACAATGCTATTATGCTATTCATAATCTGATTCAATCGCATCCAGCCTCCAACACTATTAATATAATCAATTACTTTTCTATTCGCATCATCAACCTTCTGTCTATTGAAATCAATATAGATAGATGTTACGGAAGAGCCTATTTCATGCCCTAACGCTTCGGAAATGGTTTCTTTGGGTATATCCAAGCCTGCCGCTATGGTTGCCCATGTATGACGGGCCCAATACGTCGTAATTTCTGGGAATAACGGTTCCCTTTCTTTCCTGCCTCCCCTACCCTTTCGTTTGAAGTTTCCAATCCTCCGAAGGCCCCTATTCATCGCCATCATATAATTTCTATAATTCCCGCCCGACATTTCCATAGCGCTTAATAAATACTCTTTCCCTCTATATCGACTAATTATTTCCATCGCTTCCGGCTCAACCTTTACAGAGTACAATTTACCCGTTTTTTCACGCTTATATTCAATTCTATCACCTACAAGTGCTTTTACATTAAACAAGTCTATACCATTAATACCAATAAGATAAATCATCAGCATGAACATATCTCTATATTCCTTCTGGTATTCCTCACACTCAAAGTCACGTAATAATGCAAGTTGCTCAACCGACATAGACCGTTTACGGGTCTCTTCCTTTTCTATTGTGAATTTTCTGAAAGGATAAAGCTCAGTTTCTTCATTATCTATCGCATAATTAAATACCGAACGAATATTCCTCAAATGAATAGAGCGTGTATTAACCTTCGTTCCTGCATCCGACATCCATCTATCAAAATTTTCAAGCCATTTGCGAGTCATCGTATCAAACGTGCAGTTTTCATCAAATGAAGTGATTTTATTTTTAGTTCCTACATAGCAATCAATTGTATTCTTTTTGGTTTTCGTAGCAATGAAATCATCTATGTAGCCTACAAACTTCTTTTCGGTTGCAGAGTTATTTTTAAGCGCCCTTTCGATTTGTTCTTTCAATGCCTTATCACTTGTCCGCTTTAACTTCCCGCTTTCATCCAGAAGGATTATTAAAGTATCGACTTTGTTTTTTAGGTTCCTAATCGCTACGTTTCTAACTTTGTAGTTTTTGGCCTCTTTTAAGTACTCTGTTCCCGTCCATGTTTCAGGTGTAGCAGAAAACTCGGTGCTAACAAGAAACTTGTTATTATGTCTCACGTTAATCTTTATAGGGAATGTTCCGTCTTTCTTAGAACGACGAGTGTCGAGATAGAAACTAGCTGTTGCCATACTATAATATATTAGAAGTTTGGTGCAAATTAAGGTGCAAAATTTGCACCGGATTTGCACCACAAATATAATAAATACCTGTCAGAAGCCACCAGAAACGGTGCAAGAAAAAGAGATAATACAATAAAAAAGCCTTTTACGCTATCGTAAAAGGCTGATTACCAAATAGTAGTGGGTACGAGAATCGAACTCGTATTACATGCGTGAGAGGCATGTGTCCTAACCGTTAGACGAACCCACCGGCTTTTGATAGATTTAAAAAGAGCCAAGTCTATAAAACTTAGCTCTTTTTATCTAGAGAATCTTGCGGAAGCTGGGGGATTCGAACCCCCGGTACGGTTACCCGTACGTCAGTTTAGCAAACTGGTGGTTTCAGCCACTCACCCAAACTTCCTTTTTAACCGCATTTCCTCTCAAATGCGATGCAAAGATAGAGGGAACTTTTGAACTACGCAAATCTTTCTGCAACAT